GGCATATGAATTGGGCAGGGAGTTAATTGTCGATTCCAATACTATTGATTTGGAATCCGCCAGGAGCATTCACTGCATTCATTACTATTCGCCTGAAGCGTTGAAGCAGAAGGTGAATGAGGGATGGAACGCCAAATGGATCGATGAAGCGATTGAGAGGTCCAAGGACTACTTTGAGGAGGAATCGTACTCCGATTCGATGATGAATTACGACTACGATAATCAAAGCTATGAGGGCTTAATTCGGGTGGTTACGACTTATCGGAAGGAACTGGACGAGGATGATTGCCCAATCGTCACCAAGACCTGCTGGACCCGCGAAATGGACGAGGCAGGATTCCATGAACCGGTTGGCTATGATGAGGGAAGATATCCTTTTGTTTGTATCACGCGAGAGCATTTAAACCATCGTTTGTTGGACTCTCGCGGATACCCTGAACTGCTGAAGAGTTATCAGATTGCAGTTAAGACCGAGATGGACAGCCGGAGGGATGCGGCGAGCATGACCACGATGCCCCCCTTTACTTACTCTTTAGGCCGCCGTCCCGAAAGGATCGGACCAGGAGCACAGATTCCTGTCCGCCGAAGGGATGAAGTCGGATGGATGGAAACCCCGAGGTATTCACCGGCATCGGTGGAGGTCGAGATGCAGATTCGTCAATTATGTAATCGCATAACAGGACGGGCAACGAGTGCGGAAGATGCAGTCGAGGCTAATGTTTTAAAACAGCATTTGGTGAACTGCTGGCTCAGTGGATGGAAAGAGGTTTTAAAGCGTGTATGGTGCTTGGATCGGACTTACAGCGGACCCATGATTTGGTTCAGGGTTACCAATAACGAGCAGGGAGCACAGTTAATTTTAGACGAAACTGCTGAACTGTATGATTTTAATATCACTTGGAACTCGTTGAATCAGGATGAGGAAAAGGTCATTCAGAAACTTGATACTGTGGGTAAAGTTATGGCTCAGTACGATAGACAGGGAACATTTAGGACGGATGCGTATCTCCGTAAATTTCTTGAGGCAATCGATCCAAACTTAGCCGGTCAGCTTATCATGCCGGCAGAAGAGGCCAGCGATAAAGAGATCAAGGAAACTTCAGCGGATATTGCCAAAATCGCAAGTGGACAGGTCGTTAATGCCCCTCAGCAGGGAGCAAATGCACAACTTAGAATGCAGGTATTACAGCAGTATGTGCAGGGAACGGAGGAAGTGCCCGCAACGGATGTGCAGGAACGAATGCAGACGGACGAAAACTTTGCGAAGCGGATGCAGACATATGTTGGTCAGCTCGAGCAACAGCAAGCCCAGCAAAGAAACGCTTTAATAGGCCAGCTAGGGACAGCCCCCGGAAATGTACCAGGTACATCAGTGGCCGCTTAACTAAAAGGAAATATATTATGCCATACGGAAAAGGAACTTACGGATCGAAGGTTGGACGGCCTTCTAATAAAGCAAAAGCAATGGGTCGGAAGAAAATGATCCCTGTTAAAAAGAAGATGCCTAAAAAGAAAAAGTGAGTAAGGTTTACCGAGGTGTAACATTCGCCGGATATTCAAAGCCGAAGCGGACCCCAAACCATCCGACTAAATCCCATGTGGTTTTAGTTAAAGATGGCGGTAAGGATAAGATGATTCGTTTCGGCCAACAGGGTGCAAAGACTGCCGGCAAACCGAAAAAGGGTGAGAGTTCAGCAATGAAGAATAAGCGGGCATCTTTCAAAGCTCGTCATGGTAAGAATATCGCAAGAGGAAAAACTTCGGCGGCCTACTGGGCAAACAAGGTAAAGTGGTAGTATGCCAAAAGACGCTTGCTATAAAAAGGTCAAGGCTCGGGTAAAAGTATTTCCGAGTGCCCGAGCATCGCAACAAATCGCCAAATGCCGGAAGTCGAAGGGACAGGTTCGTAAGACCGCCAAGGGTACATCATTGAAAAGATGGGGTGCTGAGAAGTGGAAGGATACACGGACCGGCAAGCCATGCGGACAGGGCAAGTCGAATGAATACTGCCGCCCAACTAAAAGAGTTTCGAGTAAAACGCCCAAGTTGAAATCGGAGATGAGTAAAAGCCAATTGAAAAAGAAAAAGGCTGAGAAATCGAAGGTCGGTATGGGACGAAGAGTTAAACCAGTTAGAAGAAAAAAATGAATCTCGTAGATGCAATAGCCGGCCTAGGTGAAATGTCTGAATGGAAATACATTCAGGGATATATTCGTGAACAGCGGGATATGTGCCTGGTTGATTTTCAGGACTATACCCATGTGGACAATCCGCAGAAACTTGCCCGACTAAGTGGTGAGATTGCAGGACTGACTCGAATAATTGAAAGTTTGGAAAATGCCGAAGCTGACTCCCCACCAGCAGTTTAAAAACGCTCACCGGGCATTGATTAATCGTTGGATCGAAGAATCTGACATTGAGGATACGGAGATCGCCAAGATCGCGATGGAAGATGTCGAGGAGTGGCTCGATGAGGATGTTGTCGATTTCGAGTGTGACATGGTGCTCGAGGATGATGACGATGATGAAGAGGAAGGGTAGCCTCTACGAACAGAAGTTTTTCTCGGAGGCACTTCAGCATGGGCTGGAAGTCTTTGTGCCGTTGGGCGATTATTTGCCACAAGACTGCCTGGTCATGAACACGGCGGGCAAGATTTTTAAAGTTCAAATTAAAGGGACTGAGGGGAAGTCGAAAGACGGAAACCGAGGTGGACTAGGTCGTTATATGCTGACCACTGCAATGGGATCGACAGGGAAAGAGTCAATCGACTGCACAAAGGTCGATGTTTTGGTGGCATATGTGGAAGAACAGGATGCATTTTATAATATCCCATGCATGGAATTAGACGGGGCAAAGAGGATAAGCGTATACCCTCACAACCCTGATTCCAAAGCCAAGCACGAACAATTTAAGGATAATTGGAAAATTTTTAAGGTTACCTGAAAAAACTGCTTTTAAAACTGCTATAATTGACGCTGGTGGAGCATATCTGCTCCGCAGAAACAAGCAAGAGAGTGCGAACTCAACAACAAACGCAGAGATATGGCAGAAACAGTTATAAGCGAGGCTCCGGCTGAACAATCGGGAGCAGAAAACAATCAAGCGCGAGGCCCACTATCGGTGGAAGATTTGGCGGCAAGTTTTGTCGAACAGGTTGAAACGGATCAGGAGGCTCAACAGGTCGATGAGACTGAAGCGGAAGGTTCCGAAAGTTCCGAAGAGGTAGATGCATCGACCGATCAAGAAGATGTTCTTTCACAGTCTGTAACCGAAGAATCTGAAGAGGATGAAACGGAAGAAGATACCGAAGAGGAAGAGGTTGAAGAAGAGGTCGAAGAGGAAACTCAGTCGAAGGGTTTGAAGAAAACTCTGAAACAGATTTCCCGTCTTACTGCCAGGGCAAAGAGTAGCGAAGAGCTAGTCGAAACGCTCAAGGCAGAAATCGACAACTTAAAGCAATCAGGCGGAAGCCAGCAAGCCAAGCAACCCGAATTGGAAAACATTCAATCGTTTGAAGATTTGGAAAAGTTGAGGGGTGAGGCACAGGCGGCCAAGCGATTTGCACTTCAGCACATTGGCAAGGATTACATTGAAGTTGAAGGAAAGGAATACACGGATGAAGACATTCGCAACATTCTCACCCAAGCGGACGAATACCTTACCGAAAAAATTCCTCAACGAGGGCAGTACCTGCAACAAAAATCTGAGTGGAGTAAAGACACGATCAATACTCACCCATGGATGGACTCATCGGTGGACGATGATGTTTCTGAAAGTCGCAGGGAAACCTACAACCAGTTACGAGGCCAATATGGCAATCTACTGGATAATCTTCCCAACGGTGACTTTATCGCCGCCACTCTAGTCAGAGGAATCGAAGCATTAAAAAGCGACCAAACCGCAAAGGCTCCCAAGAAGGTAGTCAAAAAGCGTAAGGCTCCACCTCCAACAGATGGAGGTGATGTATCACCGCCAATCGAAAATTCGACTACTCGGAAACAGAAAGAAAAAGCAAAAATCTTGAATCGCACAAACCATCTTTCGGCTAACGATCTTGCCGCATTTCTAGCGGACTAAAATTGTAAAAATCTAACAAAATTTAAAACATTTAAAATCTCATTACTATGGCATTAGCAACATCTTACAATGTAACTAGCGTGCAAGGCGCTAGAGAAAATCTAGAAAATCTACTAAAAACAGTCGAGCCTACAGAAACTCCGCTTTTTAGTTTTTTACCACAATCAGCCGCCCCGAAAGCGACTCTTAACGAATGGCTCGTAGATAGCCTGGCAGACCCTAGCATTTCCGGTCAAATCGATGGAGTCGATTATACTCTTAGCGATATGAGCGACTTGGTTAATTCCCGTGCTCGCCTGTCAAATAGAATACAAACCCTCCAGGATAGATTTTCTGTCTCGCGCCAAGCTGAGATGGTAGATGTAGCCCCTAATGGTCAAAACGGTTTGTATAACGCCTCCAAGGCGAAGTCTCTTATTCAGCTTAAACGCTCAATCGAAACTGCTATTGGTTCCTCAACCGACCAAGCCGCTGGCACATCTTCCGCAGGAAGTTTGCTCTGTGGGTTGGGTAAATGGAGTGATCCCGCCGCGACTGGAGCGACATTCGACACAAGCGCAAAGCAAGGTTTTCGTGCAGTCAGCGGATCTCGTGTAGACTTCGCCAACTTAACAGAATCTGCTCTTCGTGGACTTCTTCAATCTGTTTACGAAGCTTCAGGAGCCAAGGGAGAGTACAAACTTTTTGCTGGTCCCGCAGTTATGAATGCGATCACCGATTACACTCGTGCGGCTATATCCAACAATCCAGTTTATTCTTTCACTCAAGATGTGAGCGGAAAAACTTTGATTCGTTCAGTGCTTAGTTTTGTAAGCGATTTTGGAAGTATCGACATTATTCCCATGTTGCATGGTGGTCGCGGAATCTCCCAAGACATCACAGCGGCAACGAATGCCAACCCTGTTGTTGTTACCTGTAATGGTCACGGCTACTCGGATGGTGACAAAGTTACTATCAGTGGAGTTCTTGGAAACACTGCCGCAAACGGAACTCATACAGTTGCCGGAAAAACTGCAAACACTTTTCAGCTTAGTGGAGTAACCGGCAACGGAACCTACACTTCCGGTGGAAAGCTTACCGCAGGAACGGACACAGCTGAAGGAGTTATAAATAGCAATCGTGCTTACTTGATTCCCGACGATGACACTGTTTCCCTTAAATTCCTTGAGGGTATCACTGTTAATGACCTTCCTGATAACGGGGCTGGCCGCAGGGCTATATCCGAGACGATGTTGACTCTTAGGGTCGCAAATCCAAGAGCACTCGGCTCAATCGTTTAATTTGGGTGTATTATTAGTTATTGTGTGATAGGGAGCCGGTTTAGTGTGTGAACCGGCTCCCTTTTCCTTTTTAAAATGAGTCTCAATATAATAGTAAAAGGTGGCAAAAAGAGTGGTAACTCTCAGGAGGAAATCGCTTATTATATGCGTAAAGCAAACGAACAGGCAGTAGTCCGAGAAAAAGCCGGATATGCCCAAAGGCAAGAGCAAGCTCGCCGAGCCGCTAAATCCTTAGAGGGAGGCAAAGGGAACTTTCGTCTACAGCGAGTAACCGACTTGCCGACTTACCTTCGTCACCAACAGGAAAGACCAGGATGTTGGTCGGATTCAAAGGGTTTCGTTAAGGACTTCGAAAAATCAAACCCCGAGTGCAAAGTTAAACACTAATCAATTTTAAATTATGGCAAACTACGCAACTGCAACATACGCCCAGCTCAAATCAAGGTTCCGAGCATTAGCCGGACTGGATGCATTACAGGCCACAGATGCGAGTTTTCTTAGAGACTTGGCTAACCGTGCGGCTCGCCTAGCCCATGAACGCTATCCCTGGCCACAGTTTACAGTAATTGGTGAAAGCGTTGCAGTGGTAACCAGCGATGCTAACCAGCTAAGAATTTACGGAACGAGCAACAAACTGGCAAATGATGCCAATGTTGTTTTTCGTATTCATAAGACAGACCCTGCCACTACTCGATATCCCGAGGAATATACATTTCTTACTGAATTGGACTCCGGCGGATATCCTTCGATTAAGATCATCGAACCCACAGCTTTGAATGCGGTAAATGTATTTATTACATACCGAAAAGATCTTCGCTCAGAAATCAATAGCGGATCAGCCACAAGCGGATATTACGGAGACGAGGCTGGAGACGAGCAGAATATACCCAACTTCTTTTTCGACTATTTGGTCCAGTCATCGTATGCCGGATTTTTACGAGGAGACGGCCAAACAGAAAAAGCGCAGGTCGAAGAAAATAATGCGGAATTTCTTCTTAATCAGGAAATCGATTTAGTCCGAGAACAGAGCCGGCAATATCGGAACGACATTTTACAATACCGAGCACCATCCCAATTTCGTAGGCACAATATTCAGACAGGAGGCCAACCAGTTAATCCTGGTATTGCCAATGTTCAGTAATGGCTAGAACAGCAACATTTCAATCCTTGGAAAACCGTTTCAAAATGGCGGCGGGATTGGCTACGCTTACGCAGGTCGATGAGTTCTTTTTCAAGGAGGCATTAAACAGTCGGGCACAAACTGCATGGCATCGTTGCAAATGGCCGGATCTTCTTAAACTGGTAGAGAAAACAGTGGCGGCTACCACTAACCCGACAGCAGATAAAGCCGTACAGATCGACAATGATTTAAACATCATGGAGATCCATCAGGTGTACACCAAGAACCCTTACACTGACCGTACCGCCATACTCTTGGACTTTAAACTGTTGGACGGATACTTAATCCTGCCGGCAAACAGTTCAGTCACATCCGTATTTATCGTCGGGACCGCAGTTCGCCCAACCTACGGGAAGGATGCCGGCGAGGAATCGAATGTTCCTGAATTTTTAGCAAACTATTTAACAGCCGGTAGCCTCTCAGATTTTCTTAGGGGGGACGGGCAGACAGAGGCCGCTTTTCAGGAAGAAAACCGCGCCGAGGAATACCTAACTTTAGAAATAGACAGAGCCGAGCGTTTACAGTCGCAAAACAAAATAACCTTTAACACCTACCCGAGCTATAGCTTCGGCGTATCAGTTTTAACCACAACATAAAATATTATGGGAATCGCATCATTCAATATTCAAAACAGCATGGGGGCCAATGGTTGCACTTATGTAAACGGCACGGGAGCCAACACCGGTGACTTTGTCGCTGTCCAATTTACCGAGGATTCAATCGTTGGAGCAATTACTGGCAAAATGGATAATATTTCTGACCTAACGGGTGATTTAATTACTTTCAGCCAGGGACAGGTTTTGTATTTACGGTTCACAAGTCTGACGCTTTCGAGTGGAAGTGCGATTCTGTACAAAGCGTAAGCTGGAATGCCCTTTTTAGGTTTAGGTTTACACATCGGGGACACTGAGGGAGACGCTCAGGTCGGCCCAATAAATGATGGTATTCTTTTGGCTGAAAACGGAGCACTCTTACAGACCGAAGCTGGGGCATTTATAAGTTTTCAAAGTCCACCATATTTATCGACCGAACTAGATGAAGTCATTCTCACTGAATTAAGCGAACCAATCCTAACAAATTAATTTTTCATGAATAAGAAAATAACAGACCTAAGTAATTTACCATCGCCTGTCGGGGCAGATGTTTTGCCAATCGTTGACGATGTCAGCGGATCACCTGTCACCAAAAAGGTAACCGTTACAAATTTAATGACCCTCGCCCCGCAAGGCGATTTAGTCGCAAGCAACAATCTATCTGATGTAGCAAATGCGGGAACATCCCGCACAAACCTCGGACTCGGAGATGCGGCTACCAAGACAGTCGGAACAGCCGACACCAATGTCATCGCGGTAGCGAGCGGAACGGTAGACTTGGGAGGTAACAAACTCGAAGACTTTGACGCGAGTATTAACGAGCAGACGGGTACAGCCTACACGCTTTTAGCGGGAGACAATGGTAAGGTGATCAAGTTCACCAACGGATCTGCGATTACACTTACCCTACCAAGCGGATTGGGACTAGGCTTTAACTGCTCAATCATTCAATACGGGGCAGGGCAGATCACCTTCACAGCATCAGGCTCAACGCTTTATAACCGTCAGTCTCATACGAAGACAGCGGCACAGTACGCAGTAACGGGATTAGTCAGTTGCGTAGCTGATGTGTTTGTTCTAGCGGGCGACACAGCTTCCTAAGTCCGATGACTTTCATATTACCTAGTTTCGGAGCATCCGCCATTGCGGCAGTGCCAGGTGGTGGTGGTGGTGGTGGTTTTAGTAACGATTATTCGCTAAGCTTTGACGGGTTAGACGATTACGGAAATGCTGGAGTAGTTTCAGCTTTGCAGAATGCTTCTGCTTTTTCATTTAGTGTATGGTTCAAGGCTGGTGCGTCAGGAGAATACCCCGCATTTGGAGGATATAGTTCAGGTACTGATCAAATTTCAGCACATGGTTATTCAAATGACTTATGGTTTAATGTACGAAACGGAGCTGAAACTAGGTATGTTGTTCCTTCTAGTAATCTGCCGACTGATACCACTGATTTTCATCATTATGTTTACACTTTTGACGGAGGGACTTTCAAAGTCTATGTAGACGGAACGGAACGATCAGGGACTAAATCTAATCCAGGGACTACAGCTTCGGGAACTGCTAATTTTAATTTTAATTTAGGATACCAAGGCTTTCACTACGATCAGGGTTTGTATGATGAATTTGCAATCTTTAGTTCCGCACTATCTGCATCAAAAATAACTAACATTTACCGAGGAGAAACGGATGGCGGGTCAGGAGGTACAGATGGTGTGCCTGGTGATATATCCTCATTTAGTCCTGTCGCATGGTGGAGAATGGGAGATAGCGAAACAGGCGTTTCCAACGGCAGTAGCACACCGACAATTGTTTCTAATGTGGCAAGCCTACAAAATAATCATGCTTTAGACTTTGATGGAACTGACGTTTATTTGTCATTAGGTAACATAAGTAGCTTATCTAGTGCTTCCGCTTTTACACTCAGTACCTGGGTCAAAACTAGCACAAACGACAAATACATTTACTCTTCATACGCTTCAGGAATTACTGACAGTATTCAGATGTACTTCCATAGTGGAGGCTCCTTAAGATGTATAGTAGGTTCAGGTTCTAGTTACTATCAGGTTGGCACTTCAAGCACAACATTGGCAGACGGAACATGGAAGAACTTCTCATTTGTGTTTAGTGGTGGCAATTATGTGAAAATATATGTGGATGGGTCGGAGGAAACAACTAGCTTCGTAAGTGGCACTAACACAGTACCTACAACTACTGAAGCAAACGCAGGAAATACTCCACGAATTGCGGGTTATGTAGCAGGTGGATACTCATTAAACGGTTTAGTTGACGAGGTCGCTTTGTTTAACTCCGCTTTATCTGCTTCGGATGTAACAGCAATTTATAATGGCGGACAACCAGCAGACATTGGTAGTGGCGGACTAAATTTAAATCCTACAGGTTGGTGGAGAATGGGAGATGGAGGCACATGGAACGGGTCTAATTGGTCAATTCCTGATGCTTCTGTAAACAGTAATACGGGAACCTCCGCCAACATGGTTGAAGGTGACCGAGTCACCGACACACCAACGGCAAATGCCATCCTGAAAAACGGCCCAACTTACTCAGATAATGTTCCAACTTAAAATAATATGAGCAGAAAATATGTAATAATAAATGCGGACGAAGTAGCTTCCGTTGACTTTAGTCAAGTGAATGAAACGAGTGCCAACACAGTGAGATATAACATCGATCCCGCTGGCACGAAAACATTCGTAAAGTTTGACGGTGACACGCCTTCATTCTTAGAAGGTAAAACTCAATATTCGCACTCCGAAATTCTCACAATTCTAGCGGGGCCTGAGTGGACATCTGAAGATCCTGAATGACGCAAGGCTTTATAATACTTATGCTAATCAGCCTGACAGGATGTTCGATACGATCCCTAGTAACCCCCGCCACAACGGTTGGCGGTGCGGCTTTGGGTGGTGTCGTAGGTCCAGGTGGAGCGGCATTGGGAGCAGGGGTAGGTTATGCTGGTGGAAAGATCTACGAGCTAACGGATGCGAATGAGGAGTTAGTGGACTCAATTACACACGGAGATGTGCAAGGTTTAGTGACGGCTGGACTAGCACAGCATCAAACAGGCTTTGAGAAATTCACAAGCACTGTGAAGAAGATCCTCATAGGAGCCGCAGTTCTTTTAGCCGGATACCTCGCCATTCCAATCTTCATTGCAAAACGAACTGCTCAAAACTGCTCGAAGACAGAAGCGATTAAGCACCAAACCCGCGCACCATTTCCTCCCAAACCAAGCACTCCAAAATGAGAAACTTTGAACTTCTGAGAGATAAATTTTTAGACCTTTCGAAAAAAGGAAAAATGATAACGGTATTTGTCGGGCTAGTCGTTGGCATCATAATCTTGGATTTACTGTTCTAATGATCGACCGAACCTCAATATTTGGCATGGGTGGCACAATAGCCACTTTTGGTATATCCACGCTAGACAGTTTATTCGGATGTATAGCAGGGATTATTACTATTATCTACATGGGCAGAAAACTTTACCAAGAGGTGAAGAAGAAGTGAGCCGTTACCGTTCATACGGAAAATTAGACGATCCATTCACAACGGAAGGGGATACCTTCTTTCTGCGAATGAATGCCCGACTTCGCCCTAATCAGTTAAAGCCTGGTGAGGTAGCTTTGTCGAAAAATGGGCGGATGAATAAGGATGGGACTTGGCAGACTCGGAAGGGTTTATCGACTCTGTTTGGTTCGATCACTTCGGGAGTAAATGCAATTCGTTTACCCTTCATAATAGCCTCGGCTCAGAGGCAGAGTGGAGTTGTCACTTTAACATTAAATTCGACTCCATCTTTATCCTTTGTACCAGGAGATGATATCACCATAGCAGATTTAGGTTTCACTACTGATAGCCCCAATGGAACTTTTCCCTTAGAGTCAGTAAACTTTACAACAAAGCAAGTCACTTATATTTCTAGTTCGTTCGTAAAGCATAACGGAGTATTTTATAAATGCTTACAGGATAACACTAGTTCATCGAGTAACGAGCCTGGTACTTCAGGCGGTTCATCTTTTTGGTCTAGTAGCACAAATGCTAGTAATGCTTCCGCATGGTCTGCATCTTCGGTTTCATACAGTGGGCCGGGGGTAGATGAACCATTTACTGAACAAGATGAATCAGTACCAGCAGGGACAAGCCCAAATACCTCAGTGGTATCTGCTGGCATAGCCATAGGTACAACTTTAAATTTTACCCTCAACGACAACGGAGTAAATCAGGTATTCGGATCGGCAGTTTTCTCGGATGCCACATCTAATAATGATGATTACATTTTTACTGCCACAGACACTACCTGCATAATCCTACGCCTGAAAGACTCAGCACTTTTCAAGTGTCGGTATGAAGCGGGAGGAGAGTCAGTCGATGGGCCGGTTCAGCTTACTCAGGGACTTGGCAAGATGTATATCTTTCGAACTCGTCAGACCACCCTCGAGGCAACCCCAGCAGTTCAGCGAGTAGGTATCGCATCTGCATCACAAAGCGGGCAGACAATAACGGTAAACACCTCAGCGGATCATAATCGAGTCGTTGGAGATTTTATTACTTTAACAGGACTAGGTGCTTTTACGGAAAATCCAAACGCTTGTTATCAGGTGGTGACTAGGCCTTCGGCCACACAGTTCACCGTGACAATGGCAAGCACCCAAACGGCAACCTTCAATGTTTCAGGTGCACAGGTGGAATATTTCTCGGACTTTAGTAAAGTGGCAAACGGGGACTATACTGCACCTGTTTATCTTACAGATACCACAACCGTTGCACAGGATGGGGTCGTAACGATGGATGTCACTTCTCACGGCTTATCGGTTGGAGATGAATTAACTATTCAATCAGGCACAGCACCATTTGATACATTCGCTAATCAAAAAGTTAGGGTAACAGGAGCACCAACAGTTAATCAATTTACCTTTAATTTAGAAGTCGAAAATGTGGCATCTAGTGATTCAAAAACTTTAACAGTTAATAAACCATTGGCAGTCGGAAAAGGCTTTATTCACCAGCCCGCCGCACCTTGGGGAATCGTTCATGAGAGAAGGCTGTGGTTGCCTTTTTGGTATACCTCCGCTACCACTCCAACAGACCGAGAGATAAGGGATGAAATCGTAGCATCTGACATCATGGATTTCGATACCATCGATGTGATCGGTAATCAGTTTAGACCTTCCGCCGGACAAAGTGATTACTTGGTTCAGCTTACTCCATTTACCAAAGATTCGCTTGTAGTATTTAATCGTAAATCGATCCATCTGATGACAGGGATAAGCGGATCTCTAGCGGATGTTTCGACTAATGTGGTCACGACAGAAATCGGATGCTCGGCAAGGAAGTCTGTGGTTCAGGTAGCTAACCAAATAATGTTTTTATCCGACCAAGGTATTTACAGCGTGGAGTTCCTAGATGAATATAATTTACGGGGAACAGGCACACCAATATCCGAAACCATTCAGCCTTTCATCGACCGAATTAATCAGGACTATGTTCACTTATCTTCGGCAGTCTATTTCGACAATAAATATTGGATCGCATTACCATTGGATACAGTGGCAGGAGCAGGAAATGCTTCCAAGCTTAACACTATAATCGTATACAGTTTTCTTAATGGAGGCTTTGAAAGCATCGACACAGTCAACTCTGAAGAGTTTGCGATTCGTGAATTAATAGTCGGAAAAGAAGGTGCACAGAATGCCCTTTATTTAACAACTGAAGAGGGCGGAGTGCATAAAGTCGATGGCTTTGAGGGCGGTGATGTGGTGAGCATGACTGCCGGTCAGGCTTTAGCTGAAACCATCCCGATTGTCAGCCAAGTAACCACTCGTCAATATGACGCTGATTCCTTGGATCGAAAGAAATTCAGTCGGGCAGAGTTTCATATAAAGAGTGGA